CTGATGCACCTACATCAACAGATAGTATGGTGTTTGCATCCCATGTTCCAGTTCTTAATGCACATATCTCAACTCCATCACCACCAACTGCTTGTGATCCTAATCCTTTATTAACATTAATTTTTACTTTTGTTCCACCAGAATCTGCTGGACGATTTTTATAACCACCAATAACAGTCCAGTTTCCACTTGCACTTGCATCATTATATCTAGTTCTTGCATCTTCTACTCTTGTTCCACTTTCAACATCAGATCCAGAATGATAATCTACAATAACATTAAGACTTTTACCTTGTAGATCACTAGCAGCAATTGTTCCAGATGTTGGAACACCAGTATCTATTGGTTGATTTGTAAATGTACCTGCACTTTTGTTAGTATATGATGAATCATCTCTTCTATATTGACCAATTCTTACTGGACCATTGGTATTGTTACCATCAGTACCAAACTCAGATCTGAGTTCACTGAACTTTATTGGGTTTCCGCTAGTTGGTAATGTCATATCAGTGACTATGAGATTTTAGTTCATCAACTTCTGCTTTGAGTTCTTTTATAGCCTCAATGA